CGACCACGGGCTACACAGCCACAGGCGAGGCTTCTGGCGGTAATTATGTGGCTACCGGGCAAGTGATTGCCGCCACTGTCTCCACAGCCACGACAGCGGCTGGGAGCGTTGTGTATGTCACGTTTGCAGCGCCAGCTTGGACTGGGGTAATCACTGCTCGCGGAGCGCTGATTTACAACAATACCACTGGGGATGCAGTCTGCGTTCTGGACTTTGGCAACGACAAGACTTCAACCTCAACATTCACCGTAACGATGCCAGCTAATACCAGCACATCAGCACTCATCAGACTCGTTTAAGGAGCGACCATGTTTAACGAAAAAGCAACTTCAACAGACACCGTAAGCGCGGGTCTTGTCGCTCGTACTGGAGCTGAATTTAGCGCTCGCGCAGGTGGCGTGTTCCATGTCGAGTGTCTCGATAAAGACGGCAACCTGAAGTGGAAAACTTCCGAGCACAACCTTGTGGTTAACGAAGGCTTGCAGAGCATGAACACCCAGTACTTTAAGGGCTCAACCTATACCGCTGCCTTCTTCCTTGGCTTAATTACTGGCCCCGGCTCAGGTACAACCTTTGCCGCAGCCGACACCTTGGCCTCCAAAGCATGGACTGAGTACACCGACTATTCTGGTTCACGCAAGGCAGTGACATTTGGTACAGCCACAACCGCAGACCCCTCAGTCATCAGTAACTCCGCTTCTCCTTCCGCATTCACCATCTCAGGTGCTGGCGGCGTTGTAGCTGGCGCTTTTCTGTGTACCGTTTCCAGCGGCACTTCAGGCGTTTTGTTCTCTGAGTCGGACTTCCAGTCTCCCGGTGATCGTACTGTGGTGTCTGGCGACACCTTGAATGTGACCTACACGTTCAGCCTCGACGCTGCTTGATGAGTGTTTGGAACATCTGCATTTGCTGAAACTCCCTTTGCTGCGTTGCCAGCAGGGGGGCAGGTGTTTAACTCGGCGGTAAATGAGGCAGTGACTGCGGCGGAAACTGTTGCGTCTCGCGCAGACTTTGTTCCATTAATTACCGAGACCAGCACAGGCGCGGACTCCGTATCGGTAGCAGCGTCTACCTTTAGCGCGGTAATCAGCGAGTCAGCAACAGGCTCTGATCTTGTTTCTGCGCTTGTTTCTTTTGCTGTCTCAGTGGCTGAGAGCGCTACAGGGGCGGACACTGCTTCAGCTCTTGCAACGTTTGAAGTGGCGGTAGTTGAAGCAGCCACTGTGTCAGAGATTGTCTCCGCCGTCGCGGTCTTTGCCTCAAGTATTGCGGAATCTGCAACAGGGGCTGACAGTGTTGTTGGCGGCTTGGTCTACTCCGCAGTTATTTCTGAGTTAGTAAGCGCACTAGATACAACGCTTGCAAACGGAAATTTAAACGCCTCGGTTTCCGAACTTATTTCTGGGCTGGACACGCCTAGCGCAGCGGCAGGATTTGGTGTTGCTGTTTCTGAATCCGCCACAGGCGCAGACAGTGCGCTGGTCGCCCCCTCCACATTCAATGCGGTCATCAGCGAAACTGCCCAAGCAATTGACGCGGTCTTTGCAAGTGCGGTCTTTTTTGCTACCATTACCGAAGGTGCGGTAGCCGCAGATCAGATCATTGCAAGGCTGCTTTGGGAGATCATCAATGATGCGCAAACGGCGGATTGGGGCAACATAAATGCTTCCCAGACAACGACTTGGTCTACGGTTGGAACGTCCCAGACAGGTAGCTGGCAAGCCATCAATGCGGCTCAAACCCCCGGCTGGACAGTCATATATGACGGGCAGACTGACACATGGCAAGTAATTAAAACGCAAGGCTGACCAAATGGCACTCGTAGTCAAAGATAGAGTTCAAGAAACGACCACCACCGTTGGTACAGGAACAGTGACTCTTGGCGGCGCGGTTCTGGGCTTTCAGACGTTTGCAATTATTGGCGACGGTAATACTACATACTACGCAATTGTTGACCCAACTACGGGGGAGTGGGAAGTAGGTGTTGGTACATACACAGCTTCGGGTACAACGCTAAGCCGTACCGTCGTTTTTGAGTCCAGTAATTCTGGTAGCTTAGTTAGTTTTGCTGCGGGTTCAAAAAATGTGTTTTGTACATACCCAGCGGAAAGGGCGGTGTATTTAGATGCAGCAGGGTCTGCTGTAACCCTTTTAGATATTGGCACACTGGGCGCAAGCACTGCAAACATCACGACGGCAAACATTACATCCGGCACAGTTTCAACAACACCAACCAACAACACAGACATTGTCAACAAGGCGTATGCGGATGCGATTGCATCGGGTATTCACTTCCATGAAGCTGTAGCTTTAGCAACTACAACAACTCTACCAGCAAACACGTACAACAACGGTACATCCGGGGTAGGGGCAACGCTTACAGGAAACGCTAATGGTGCTTTGTCTGTGGACTCAACACTTACTATTGTTGCGGAACGCATACTTGTAAAAAATGAAGCGGCGGGCGAAAATAATGGTGTTTACGTTGTTACTCAGGTTGGCTCTGCTGGAACACCGTACATACTGACCCGCGCTACGGATTTTGATACCGCTGGCACTGGGGTTGACCAGATTGACGAGGGTGACTTTTTCTTGGTTACCAACGGCGTTGTTAACCTCAATACCGCTTGGGTGCAACAGACCGCCCCACCCATTACAGTTGGCACAACGGCGATTGTTTTCCAGCAGTTTTCTGCCCCTATCACCTATACCGCAGGGACAGGACTGAGTGAGTCCCCAACCTACACATTCAATATTGCCAACACTGGTACGGCGGGTACGTATGGCTCAGCATCGTCAGTCCCAGTCTTTGTTACCAACGCGCAAGGCCAAGTTACATCGGTCACAAATACAGGTATTGCTATTTCTTCAGGCGCAGTCTCAGGCTTGGCAGCTTCAGCAACAACGGACACAACCAATGCAGACAACATTACATCGGGTACGCTTGGCACTTCACGTTTGTCGGGAAGCTATACGGGAGTTACTGGGGTCGGTACTCTTACTGCTGGCACTTGGAACGCTACTGCTATTAACGCCGTTTATGGTGGTACGGGTATTACTTCGTATTCTGTGGGAGACATTGTTTACGCCGACACGACCACGTCGCTCGCAAAACTCGCGGATGTAGCTGTTGGCAATGCGCTGATCTCTGGCGGCGTGGCTGCGGCTCCAAGCTGGGGCAAGATTGGTTTGGCAACGCATGTCAGCGGAACACTGCCAATCGCCAACGGCGGAACAAACAGCACAGCTACTCCAACAAACGGCGGGGTTGTTTACGGCACAGGTACAGCACAAGCGTATTCAACAGCAGGCACATCTGGACAAGTTTTAACTTCGGCTGGCGCTGCTGCGCCAACGTGGACAACAGCAACCAACGCAAATACAGCGTCTGCAATCGTTCAGCGAGATGGCTCTGGCAACTTCAGTGCTGGAACAATTACTGCGGCATTAAGCGGGAATGCGTCTACTTCGTCTACTGCAACAAGCGCAAACGGTTTAAGCGGCATAAATTCAAACATCAGCTCCGCAGTTCAAACAGGAACAATCAGTTCCATGCTTGCTCAGGATACAAACGCAAGTTTGTACAGATATACGGCGGGGGCAGTTGCCGCGTTTATTACAGGCCAAGCAATAAACACCACTGGCAATGCGGCTACTGCAACCGTTTTACAAACCGCAAGAACAATAGGCGGCGTATCTTTTAACGGCTCTGCAAACATTAACTTGCCCGGTGTAAATGCGGCGGGCAATCAAAACACCACGGGTTCATCAGGTTCATGCACAGGTAATGCGGCAACTGCAACCGCATTGTCCAGCGGGCAAACAAACTGGAGCGGTACAGGCGTTCTTGGTAACGTGGTTGGTTTGATGGCGTGGAAGAACTACGGCAACAGCCACGTAATTTTTGATGCTTCCAATAGCACATCTCCAAGCGGCGGGGCAGTAAATAGTACAAACGCTGCGATTGCTTGGAGTGCGACATACCCTACATTGATGGGCTGGAATGGCTCGTCTACTTACGGCGTTCGTGTTGACTCTGCGCGAATTTCTGACAGCACTAGCGGTAATTCGGCTACTGTTGGTGGATATGCTGTATCAGTTGCCGCAGCAGCTAACACAATCCCAACTAGAAATTCTTCTGCGTATTTTGCCCCCGGAAGTTGGATTTCATCAGACGGCAACTACGGTATTTATTGGCCAAACTCCACTGGCGCACCACATTGGTATCCAAACCAAAGCACCTACGGGAACATGCAGCTTGATGGCATAAAAAATAGTTACGCAGGCATAAGAATGGCAGGCGCTGGTAACCCCACTATCGGCATGTTTGATGGCTCTGGTAACGGTGGCTTGTACAACTACAGTTATTGGATTTATTACTGGCTTGTTGGCAATGCCTGTCTTGGTATCCGCACATCCAGCACAAGCTCTTCTTACGCCATATATGTTGATGGAGGAATATATTCCACAGGAAACGTGGTTGCCTATTCAGACGTTCGTAAAAAGAGAGAGATTGTCACCGTTGACAATGCTCTTGCCACAGTCAACAAATTGCGTGGCGTGTTCTACAAACGCATTGAAACCAACGACGAAAAGGTTGATCCCAACAAACGTCAGATAGGTGTCATCGCCCAAGAGGTCAATGAGGTGCTTCCAGAGGCTGTTACCTACGCAAAAGATGTTGACGAGTACGGGGTACAGTATGGCAACATGGCGGGCTTGTTCATTGAGGCGATTAAAGAGTTGACCGCTAAAATAGAAAAACAAGATGCAAAAATAAAAGAGCTTGAAGAGAGGCTTGCCAAATGACCATCACATACGCTTTCAACTTGCGGCAAACAACGACAACGACCGTCTACGGTATCCAAGATGTGATTTCGCATGTTCATTACGACTATGTTGGAACAAATGAGTCTGGAGAGAAGGCGGTTTGTCAAGGCGCTCTTCCATTTGACTTGAAGCCGCGCACCTTTACCAGTCCTGTAACGGGGGAGACCCAAACCATCCCCGCTGTTTTTGATAAAGACAATTACATCCCCTACGACCAAATCACTGATGAAATTCTTATAAATTGGCTGAGCAACTCAGTGCCTTTGGAAGTAATTCAAATTTTTCAAGAAATCATCAGCCAGAAATTGGCTCCACAGGAGTGAGCATGAACGACAAAATCAACATTGGCGAAGTAACGGTTGCCGAATTTAATATCATCATGAAGCAATTGGCCGCTGGGCAGCTTGGCGAGTGCCTTGATTTGTTTATGAAACTGAGCAAGCTGGGGCAGGAGTTTCAAGCTATGCAACAAAATGGCGTTCGTCCTCCACCTCCACCCGCCAACCAATAAAGGATAAATCATGAGCAGCACATATTCAAACAGTCTCCGTGTTGAGCTGATTGGCTCAGGTGACCAAGCAGGCGCATGGGGTTCAACCACGAACAACAACTTTGCTTACATCTTTGATTCGGCAATTGCTGGGTATGTGTCTGTTGACATCACCACCGCACCGTACACACTGACATCCATTGACGGGCCGACATCTTCGTCTGCATTGAATCAGTCTGTGTATGCCTCGCTTCGGTTCTACAACGCCGTTGCTGCATCAACCGTTTATGCCCCAGCGGTTTCCAAGACGTACGTTATCTGGAACGACTCCAGCTACGCAGTTACCCTGTACAACACAGGCTACTCAACCGGGCCGACCATCGCGGCTGGCGCTAGGGTTTTGGTGTTCTCAACCGGCACTGCGTTCTACGAAGTCTCCCCCCAAACCGTGGGCGGCGTTGTCCCAATCACCAAAGGCGGCACAGGCCAAATTACAGCCAACGCAGCGTTCAACGCTTTGGTTCCATCCCAAACAAGCGCCAACGGCAAGTACTTGAAGTCTGACGGCACAAACACAGGCTGGGATGCAATCGACGTTGGAAGCGCGGACATATCTGGCGTATTGCTTGGGGCCAACGGTGGTACAGGCGTAGCGAACACAGGCCGGACAATTACGCTTGGTGGGAACGTGTCAACCGGCGGAGCGCTGACAACCGGCGGAGCGCTGACAACTTCCGGTGCTTTTGGTGTCACTCTTACTGCTACTGCTCTCACTGCTGTTACTCTGCCAACAACTGGCACTCTGGCAACCTTGGCTGGTTCAGAGACTTTGACCAACAAGACCATTAACGGCTCAAACAATACCATCACCAACGTCAGTCTGACCGCTGGCGTGACAGGAACCTTGCCTATCGCCAATGGTGGCACTGGAGCAACCACATTTTCTTCTGGCGCATTGCTCAAAGGCGCTGGAACATCCGCGATCACAACCGCAAGTGCGGCAGACATTGTTGGCCAGATTGGAGCCACCGCAGTTACCAACACAACCAATGCAACCCGCATAACAAACAGTGGTGGTTGGAACGTGACCCCCTCTGGAACAACGTTGTACTTCGATTACAACGGGACAAATGTAGGATCGCTGGACTCGTCTGGTAATTTCACAGTTATCGGTAACGTAACTGCATACGGTTCTGTCTAAGGAGTAATCTATGGTAATGCCATCAAGCGGCCCTTTGAATATGGGCGGCACAAGTAGCCCAGTCAGCGTTGCGCAGGAGCTTGGCCTTAGTTTGACTGCAACAATTTCAATGAACCAAGCTAACGTCCGGACGTTAGCTGGTGTTGGCGGTAGTGGTACAACTTGGAGTATGAATTCTTTGTACGGCAAATCAAACGCGTTTTCTTTTACTATTAGCAGCAATCAAACCAATGCAAACCTTCGCACACTGGCCGTAAACGCTGGTTGGAATCAGTCTAGCAAAGTTATTGCAACTATTAATGGTGGTATATTCATCAGCAGTAACGGTACTGGAACTGCGGCGCTCACAGTCAACGGATCATTCCCCGGAGGAGTTGACCTAATCAACAACGGCACTATTGCTGGCATGGGCGGCGCTGGTGGTATTGGTGGTGCCATCAACTATAGCAGTGTCGCCGTTCCCGGTACTGCTGGCGCTAGCGGTGGATTGGCGCTTTCTGTTTCTTCTGCTGTTAGCATAACCAACAACGGCACTATCGGTGGCGGTGGTGGCGGCGGTGGTGGTGGTCAGGCCTGCCAGAACCGGTACGTCGATCGGGAAACTAGACTTCTTTGGGGTGGTGGTGGTGGTGGTGGTCAATCAAGCGCTGCGGCCAACTCAGCAGGTGGTGCTGCCGGCAGCGTTGCCGGACAGGTTTCTGCCGGTACCCAACCTCAACCGGGTGGTGCAGGCACATCTAGTGGTGCTGGGGCGGGTGGAGCAGGAACCGCCAACCCCTATGCAGGGAATCCGGGCTATGGTGGTGCTGGCGGTGCTGGTGGCACACGAGGTGCGGCTGGCGCAAGTGGAGGAAATTATTCTATCGGTTTCGGCCCTGTTTACGTCACAGCCGGCCCATATAGTGGCGGCAGTGCCGGTGGTGCCGTATCGGGCAATGCAAATATAACTTGGCTGGCGTACGGAACTCGCCTTGGAGCAATAACATGAACATTACATATACATTTGGAGCAATAACATGAACATTACATATACATTTGGAGCAATAACATGAACATTACATACACATACGAAATTATTTCTGTTGACCAACAGGCCCGTTGCATGGAGGTTGTGTACACCGCAGAGGGCTATCAAACAATGCACATTGGAGCAAGACTTCCATATGAAGGCGAAACCCTTGAAGCCATTGTTCAGATGTATGCTCCAGTTCGGTACTGGGAAGAACAAAATACACCAGTTGTTACGGTAAACCCCGGACAAACAGGCAGCGTGCAAATTCTTCCACCTATAGTTCCTAGTGCAGCAGAAACTGCCAGAAGACGGCGCAACCTTTTGCTTACAGACAGCGACTGGACTCAGTTAAGTGATGCATCAATTGGTGAGCTTGAAAAAACTGAGTGGCTTGGATATCGTCAGGCACTTCGCGACTTGCCAAGTCAAACGGGTTTTCCTGACGCTATTGTTTGGCCTCTTTCTCCCGGCTTGGAGCTTCGCTAATGCGATCTGAAGATTGTTTGCAACAGATTATTCCCGGCATCGCTGACGCTGGTGTGTTAGTAGAGGTTGGCGTATTGCGTGCGACTAACCTGTTGGCTTTGGCCGCAAGATTCCCAGCAATGCGCTTGATTGGTATTGATTCCTATGAAACGTACACTGATCCTTTGCATGGCGGCTACGTTGTCACAGCTGAAATGAGTCGGATGAATGAAGATATTGCTAAAAGGCGTATCAGCAAAAGCAACTTTGCCGATAGAATTGAACTTAGGGTAGAGCGGTCCGACTTAGCGGCATCAAAAATGTTGGATGCAAGTGTCGATCTTGTGTACTTGGATAAGGGCTTCACAGCCGCCGAACAGTTTGATGACGTAACTAAGTGGTTTCCCAAGGTGCGACCCGGGGGCATCTTAGCAGGACATGAAGCACACACTCCAGAGGTGGTGCGTGCAACCAAAGAAGCTCTCAAGGCGCTTGGAGTAATACCAGAATTAAAAATCATTAGCGGTCAGGTTTGGTATTTCAGAAAGCAATAACATGCCCTACGCCTTCCTGAACTCCGACGGCTCCATCAAGGTGGTGGCGGAGGCTGTAAATTGATCCGATCAGCATCCTCTTTGCCGCAAATGCTTGTGTTGCCGCCATCAAGGAAGGGTGCGAGTTATACAAGCAGGCCAAGACCTCTTTCATGGAGGTCAAGGCTACAGTTGATGAAGCTGTTGGGATTGCCAAGGAAGTTCATGGGTTCTGGGGCAAGCTTGCCAAGATGTTTGGTGGAAACCCCACCCCCGCCGCGCTCAAGCCTGTGGCGAAAAAGAAGGAAAAGTACGTTGCTGTTGACGAGTCCAAAGTCATGGCGGATGTTGTCAGCCAGCTTACTGAGTTCTTCAAGCTGCAAGAGCAGTTGGCAGCGCATATAAGGGAAGAGGAAGAAAAGAGCCAGACTGTCTACGACCCCAATGCCAACCTGATGGAAGCCGCCCTGAAGAGGGTCATGGCTCAAGACCAGATGGCTGCGTTGGAAGTGACAATCAGGGAAACTATGGTGTATCAGTCACCGCCAGAAATGGGGGCGCTGTATTCCAAAGTGTTTGAGATGCGTGGCGTGATACAGGAGGAGCAGGAGAAGGCTAGGCTAAAGGAAGAGGCTCAGGAGAGGTACAGGCAATGGCAACGGCAGGAGGCAAAAAGAAACTTCCGGGCAAAGTCAGCGTATCTCGTAGTGACTTTCCTATTCCTCCTTTACCTGTGGTTGTGGCTCCTGTTCGTAAGTCGTTTGGGGAAGACGTGATGGGATGGATTGCCGCTTGTGTGTTGGTTGCCCTGTTACTTCCCCTGTTGGGAATGCTGTACTTGGACATCTTGGAAACCAAGAATGAAGCCAAACAGCAAATTGAAAAAGTGGAAAAGTTACGAAGACAGATTGAACAGGAGAAACGAAATGACAAAGCAACTTGAGAAAGATTCCACCTACAACCAATTTGACACCGACCATGATGGTGTGGTGACCGACACTGAACTTGCCCGTTCCGAGCGGATGCTGATGATTGAGAACATGGACAAGATGGCCGACCAACAGCGCGTCATGTCATGGGCCGCGCTTGCCGCACCACCAGTCTTGATTGCTTATCTGGCCTCTGAGCTTGTGACTTTGGAGAAGGTCAACGCCCTGAACGGTTTGGCCACCACTTACTGTGCGGCGATGGGAACAATCGTTGTGGCGTTCATGGCTGCTCAAGCCTACGTCCGTGGTAAGGCAGAGGGGTGAAAATGGATCAAACACTACGAGGCAAACTGACTTATAAAGTCACCCTGATGGTCGCTTCAACTTTGTGTATTGTTGTTTGCAGCATGGTGTTTACGTTGATGGTTGGTCTGTTTGGTCCCCTCGTAGACAACGCTGAAATTTTCAAGCTCATCAGCCCTGCATTCCAAACCGTGGTTGGCGGGTTCATTGGTTTGTTGGCTGGCATCAAGCTGTCTCATGACGATGAAGAAGCGACCAAAAAATGAAGGGTTTACTCTCTGGATTGATCGCCCTGCTGCTGACATTTGGCGGCGGGTATTTCTACGGCAAGCACGTTGAGAAGGAAGCCCAACAAGCCGAGGTTGACCGCCTGAATACCGAAGCCCGGGCCAAGGAACAAGCCTTGGCTTCTGCT